TGGTAGAACCAGCACTGATGTTTGTAAAGTTTGCTTGGTCTCCAATAGAGGTCTGTGCCAAACTGCCATCTGCCTGAATGTCGTAAACGATGTTCGGGTCAGAATAGTAATAAGTCACTTCAGAACCAGCGGTGTATGCAGTGTTTGCAACCCATTGGTTACTGATAATACGACGGCCTGTAAGGTCGGTGTATTCGTGACCAGCAAAAGCACCTTGGTAGGCACTTCCAGCAGTCGCGATAATGATGTTACCGCTAGTGTTGAGGGCTACAGGCTGGCCTTTTAGGATACCAGTGTTGTAGGCCGAAGCAATACCGTTAGCCAGCACGACAGCGCGATCCAGACCCGAAGGGTGGAACGATGGGCGCAGACCGAACGGAGCATTTGTTGAAGACATAGTCTAACTCCTTTGTTTATTAAAACATTCCTACCCAGCAAAATGCGGAGCAGGTATCGGCTTATTGATGTTGTCCAAACCTTCGCCTTCAATCTGACCCAGAGGTTTCCCTCGGCTATCGCGTCCCACTTGTTGCTCTGCTTGAAGTCGAATCTTGTTCGCTTCCTCAAGCGGTGCATCGTGGTGAAAATGAGCCATAACGTCTTGATACATTTCCATTGGAATTTTGTACAAGATCATCTCATTACACGCAATATAACCACTTTGTTCGCCAGACTTGACTCGATAGTTGTCGAACCCGGGCATCTCCTCCGCTTTCACGGGTTGATAACCAAGCCGAATCCTCTTGTCAATGCTGTCATACGCATTGGTTGTCGATAACCAGCAATGATGCCATCCCTTAATTACAGGGACATTGGGCAACGCGCTTTGTGTCCACTCATCTTTCCACATCTTGCGACGCTCTTCGGATGATACGAACTGCTCTTCTGGGGCCTCTCGAACTTGGTCAAGACTTGCGCGGCTTTCGCGTCCACCAGCAGACAAATTTTTCTTTAAACGAGAATCCATTTTCAACTCCTATTACCGTTGTTTTGACGTGCCTCTTTGGCATAACGAGCAACCATTCTTGCTCTTTTCTCGGGATCGTCCCACATACCCGCATCTTTCATGGCTCGAACCTGATCTGGGTTCAGAGTAAAGGTATTCCTACCACCACTACTCGACGCTGCTTCGCGTCCCGAACTTGTCACAACATTACGGGGTCTCCGTTGCATTGGTTTCTCATTCGTGTTATCAGTATAACGGTGAGGTAGGTATTTTTGCAAGCGGTTGTCAAGTTCCTCCCAAAACTCGGAAGTTTGGGGGCTATAACCATCCTCAGCAAGTGCCGCATCAATCGTTAAAGCGATTTTTGAGTCGGAATCCTTGCCCTTGGGGTCATACCATGCGTTATTTGACATCCATTGGTTTGCAAAGTTTTGGACGGTAGCATCTGGCGCTTGAATAGTGCGGTGCTCACGCGGCGCAGTGGCTTTCTTCTTGATATTCTCAAGAGCCTCAGCGTTTCGCTTTGCTTCAAACCACATTTCTTGTGCATTTGTTAGCAAATCACCATTACCAGTCGACGCCGCCTCGGCCATTTTGGATTTTGCAAAAACAATTCGCTCATGTTGGTCTTGAATTGCCTTATTTATGCGGGCAACCTCAGAACCATGCGACTTCTTCTCCAAAACAGCCATTCGCTCGAGCAATTCTTGATTTGTGCGCTCCAAATGCTGGATTTTTACGCTCTTTTCTTGCTCGACATTGCGGTGATACTCCTTGCGTGAGCGTCGCTTGTTGCGCTTGGCCTCACGAATCTTTTCCGCGTCCTCGTCTACCTCACCACCATCGGCCATTTCAGCTTGTCTGGCTCGATCATCAGCCTCGTCAGAGTCGTCATGCTCTGACCCAGCCTGTACGTCAGGGGATGGGATGCTATCTGGCAACTGAATCGTTGCAGAACCATCAATCTCCTCCTGAATCGTAATTACTTCTGGCTTTTCAGCCAAATTTTGGTCTGTGCTCATACAAACGCCTTCACATCAAGTGGGTTGCCAGTCACCTTGGCGATAACTTCATGGTCATTCATAATCATAAATTCGACCTCGTCGTCACCGTCTTGCAGTTTGACTGTCCAGCGGTCTCCAGTCCACTTAGGGACGCGGAGAAAATCGCCGACTTCACACCATGACCCTTCAGGCCAAGGCTCCATTGAGTCGCGCTTCTTAAAGGCCAAGGGGCCTATCGCAACAACTCTACCCACGGGGTTCTGTGCGCGTTCCGTATCTCGCGTTTCAGCAGGCAAGTAAATACCAGAAGAGAGTTTCTTCTTTGCTAAACGCATTTGAACTAATACTCGACCGCCCAAAGGCTTCGCACCGGGGTCTACAAGCGGAAAAGCCTCCGCTACATCAGCGTCGCTAAACGCTACCGTGCTTTCAGTCATCTTTTTCTTCTTCCTTTAAAAGGTTGTTAAGGATTTCAAGAGCCTCTTCAAGCCCTGCATTGATACCGACCAACCTCTGATATGCCTCGAAAGTCATGCAGTTACCCGCAATGACCGACTCGGCAATCTCGGTTTGACGCGCCTTTACAGCGCCGATGAAGTCGGAAACGTATCTCATGCGTTGCTTTTATCTACGCCCTTGTTTTGGGAGAAATTCCCATGATCGCTGTTTGCTAAAGGTTGTGTCGCTGTACCCTTCTCTTTTAATTCACTGCCGTTAATCCATGCGCCAGCGGCATTGCGTGCCTTTTGACGTACTTCTTCGGATTGATACTCTTTAACTTTGTCGTCCATGTCATTCTCCTAAGTTGCGTTGCGTGGTGTTTTGCAGTTTCAAAGCAGTCTGCTCCTGCTCTCTTTGCAGCTTTGCCTCTTCGACCGTTAGGTCTGCCGAGATCATCCGTTCTTTCGTCAGGTTGTTTTCGGCGTTCATGGCAATACGGGCTTGCAAATCTTTGTCCTTCTGCGCCATATCCTGCTGGTCGCGGGCAGCACGTCGTTGTGTCTCGGCCATAGATGCCTGCAACACGGCCTGTGCCTCGCCATCCATAGGAGGAGGTGGCGGCTTGAACTGCTGCATGACCTGACCCAACTGCTGAAGGGCGGGCATAACACCTTTGAAAACCTCAGCGGTATCCAACTTAACGTGATCAGAGGCAACAGCCATAGCCTTGTCAATTTCGGAGGCCATCTTGCTGTCTTCGTATGGGCCAAGTTTGAGGTCTGTGCCTGCGGTGACGTAGCCGTTCATCTGGCTGGTGTACCAAAGCATCATGTGCTGCTTGATATGCTCCAGCGCCTGTGGAATGAACATCGGGGCCATGAGGTTGTTGGAACCCAGCGCAGGGTCGAGTCCAAACGTAAGGTGAGTCTGGATGTGCGCCAAGTGGTCTTGGCCCGGATACGCAAACGCAGACTTGCCCAACGCCATAGCGGCGTTCTCATCAGCGGCGTTGTGCTCGGTTGGCTTGGCTGCATTGGGCAACAACTCCTGAATGTCTGGAATCTTCAACTGCTTAAGCATTCGACTGAGCACAGCCTTCTGGTCAAACATTCCGGGGTTTGCCGCCGACATCTGGAGCACAGCCTGCATCTGAGCCATCCGCTGGGTCTCAGAGAAGATGTGCGGATCAGACACAGGAACGATGTCGCTGTTCTTCTTAAAGTCGTCACGGCTGATTGGCAAGTCGGCAACATCGTCACCCTTGCGCATATCGTCCAAGTACCAGCGGTTGATACGGCCCAAAACTCCAAGCACACGGCGCTGGCTGTCATGCAAGCGGGCGTGAATGGCGGAGAAGACCGCAGCACCCTGCTCGATCAATGCTTGGGTTGTGCCCACAGGCGTATTGGCCGAGACATCGCCGATCTTTTCCTCAGCCGTAGTGACAACGCCCTTAGCGGCTGTAGTCAGCCAGCCCAAAAGTGAAAACAGCACCGCGCTAGGTGGGTTGAACGGCATGGGCATCGCAATGGAGCGGATGTCGTTGACCCCCGGCCCCGCCTCAATCTCTGTGACTTGCGTCACATCAATGCTTTGCGACTGGCCCGATATTTTTGCACCTTTCAACTTCAGCATTGTTGCCGAGTTGTTAATGTGCGCAGTGTCCAGCAAGGCCCGCAATGCACCCGTCAAGGCCGCAGTAAGACCACCGATAAGCTGAGGTAGCCCGATAGCGTATGCGCCTCGCCAAGGAATGAATTTAAACTCAATGATCCAATCCAGCTTGGTCATCGTATCGTCGCCCTCTTCCCAGTTGCGGTACAGGCCAAGCACTTTGTGCTCTAGCCCGTCAAGCATTAGGATGTAAGGGGCCAACTCACCGTCGGTGATTGAATCGTCCTCAATCTCAAGCCATGTGTAGATGTGGTAGACCCGACGCAAGCCATCCTCGTTATCGCTCCATGACTTGCCCTCGATCTTGTCGTTGGCCTTCTCGGATGCAGTTTGCTCAGGCTCTGACGTAGCGCGGATAAAGTCGATGTCGCGGTACAAGCCGCCATCAATGCGGCGCTTGAACTCCATGCCCGTGATGTCCTGCATCTCGGTTACGCGCTGGGCGGTGTAGAAGTTCACAGCCGCATAGGGCAGCAGGATGTTGTCAATAGGAACGAACTCAGCGCAGGGACGCTTCTTCTGCTCGTCGTACCAAAGTTTCATGTACTGCGAACCACCCAATGGCAACTGGGTCAGCAATTGCTCCTGCTCGTCGCGGAACTCTTCGATCTGCTCGGTCAACTGCCAGTTTGTCCAATCACGCTTGCGCTCGGCACGGTCTGTCTTCTCCTCGGTGGCCTCGCCCATGATCTTGGTGCGCACGGGGCCATCTGGCGGAAACAACTCCTTAATCGCACGAGCAGCAAAGTCGACGCAGGCTTCGGCCATGATGGGGTGAACCACCTTGGATGCGCCTTGGAACTGTGCACCGCCCGGGGCATCATTCCCCAAGCCTGTACGTTTCAGTCCCTCTTCGTATTGCTTGTCTCGATTCTTACGGGCTTCCTTGTCCTTATCAATAAGGTCAAGGTAACGCATACCAACCTTTTCCAGATCATATAGATTGATGCTCTCAGAAAGATTCTCATAAAAATCTGGGTCTTCCTCTGGCCCTTTGTCTTCACCCATGCGAACAACGGCAGAACCATCTTCTAACTCCTCAACATCGTTGATGTCTTCGTCTAACTCTACGTCAGCACCGCCGTCTTTGTTGTTCTTAATCCCGTCAATGAATCGGTCAAAGTCTGGGTCATTGGGCATCTGTGTAGCCATGTTCTTGTTCCTTAGTTACGCGATGATGGAAAGTTTTGATCCATGCGCTTGAGTGATTTGCGTACATCCTGCACACCTTGCGATGTTCCCCGTCCGCCCTCTTTGGTGTAATCCTCACGAGGCATATACATCAAGTCTTTCTTTTCGTCAGCCTTGCCAAATTGAATCTTTGCGTCTTTGCCCAACACCCTACGAGCAGCCGCTTGCGCAGTTAAAAACTCTTGAGGCACTTGACCCTTGGTCATCCCAAAAGGTGCAACGAACAAACCCCCGTTGGCGGGGCTATGTGTGGCAATCATTCCGGGCAACTCTTTGCCCATTGCGATCACCTCTTGGTTTGTTAGCGGACGGCCATTTGGGCCTTTGATCATCATTGCCGAGGCGTCTTTGATGTTGTTGGTTGCCATCGGCAAAAAGCGGTGTGCGGCCATTGCCTCTTGGCCTAACTCTTGACCAGCAGTTGCCATGTCGGCACGCAATGCTTTGTTCGTTGCAAGGTTACCAGCGCGGGGCATCGAAATGCCAAGCATTGGGTTCATCTCTAACTCGCCAGCCTCGTTGAGGTACATACCTTGGCCTGACCGCTGCGAAGTCTTGCGCCCACCCATTGTGGACATGGGCATCGCCGAGCCTTCACCAATCATTTGCTTGGTAGCGTACTCCTGAAATTCACTAGGCTTGAACTTTGCCAAGTCTGGGGAGACCGCCTCGACCGTGTTGACCGCAGGCGTAAATGGCCGACGGGCTGCGGCAGTTGCGGAGTTAAGACCACCCTCCAAACCACGAGCCGCCTTTGGAATATTGGAAGGGTTGCCCGTAAACAGTGTGCCGATAAATTCAGTGACAGGCGCTTCGTTCTCTCCCTGCCAACCCCGCTCTTTAAACTTTTCTTGGAACTTCTCACTTGTTGGTAAGCCAGACGTTTCTTGCATTTTGAACTTGGGTATTCTCTGCAACTCTCGAGTATCGCGGTAAGGGGCTGGGGGCTTCTTGTCAGACTCCATAACTAAGGTGGGCTTCTCCGTGTACATCCCCGGGATCAACGTCTGCACCCAATCGGCCAATGCCATGAGGTCACCACCCATGCCGAGTCCGGGCATATGAGAAGCCACCTTCAGTGCAATGTCGCGCCTACCTTGGGGTGTGCTCAAGACTGCGCCCTCTTTGCCCGCTTGGTCTCGAATCATGCCGCCCGCCAACTCCATCAAACGTTGGTTCTCAGGCCCAGACTGGTAATCGGGCGCACCCAATGGATCAACATAGCCAGCCTCAGCGTAATGTCGGGGCTTGAGGTTGCGCAACGACATCTTCGCCTGCCCACCCTTTGCGTAAAAACTAACAGGGATGATGTTGCCGCTGTCGGTGTTGTCAGGCGTTGTATCGCTCATGTTGACCACACCACCACCAGCCATGTGCTTTTCGATTGCGGAACTGAGCCGCTGAGAGAATGATTGGTTCACAGAACCTCCGTCTTGGTAGCCTTCCTTCTGAAGGTTCGTTAAATATTCTTCGCTGATGAACTGCTTGGGCGTGGTGGCCGTCAAGTCCTTGTGCCCCATTGCCTGCGGGTTGCCATGCTTGTTCAAACGGCCCTCGAACTTCTTCACAAAGTCTGGGGCGGCGTGCTCAACTGGGGCTGGGTCAAAGATCAGGCCAAAGTCTGTGCCCGTCGTCTGCTCAGGGAATGCTTTGTTAAGGTCGGGGCGGTAGATGCCCGTGTCCTTGTCGATGGTGAACAGGCGGTTGCCAACGGCGTAGGTTGGCGCTTCGGTCAGCAGTGGGTCGGTCTCTTCCTTGATGATCTTGAAAGCCTCTTGCGTAGCCTTCTCGCCCTTCTTCTCGCCACCGATGGTCATGGCCTGAGCAATGGCTTTGCGCTGGTCAAAGGTCTGAGCCTTGTTAAGTGATGCTGGGTCGCTGATGTCGATGCCGTCAGGGAAGATGGGCTTCTTTGTCTTTGGATTGACAACGCTGTTGAGTTGCTTGTTCATTTTCTCGATCAGGTCGGCAGATGGGCCAGCATTCTTGTGCGCCTCATACATCCGCTCGACAGTCACAGGGTTGCTCATGTGCTGAGTCGGTGAGCCAATGAAGGTTGACCAGACAGTCTCGGGTGTGTTGGCGTTGGTCATGCGGGTGACGTGACTAGGCTTACCCACACCCCAAGTCGTTCCCGCTTGTTGGTGCGGCTCACTGGTCAACTGCAAGCCAGAAAATCCCGTGCCGCCTTTGTTGGGGCCGAACACTCGTGAGCGGTCAGCCTGCGTTAGGTTCAAGGTCTTGCCCTCAGAGCCAGCCGCACCCAAAGCCTCCGACATCCGCATGATGTCCTTGGGGTTCAGTGGATCAGCGAAGTCAATACCGGGCACGCCCATGCCACGGGCACGCAATCCAGCCATCTCAGCCTTGCTTAGGGTTGTCCCAGCCTTGCCAAGTTTTGCCAATGCACTCAGGCCACCAACCTGCATATGGATTGCACCGCCCTCAGCCATGCCTTCGGGTGTCCAGTCGCCCTTAATATCGTCCTCAGTAAAAGGTTTGCTCATTTTGGCTTTGCGTGCAAGTTCACGGTCAATTTCAGTTTGCTTAAATGTGTTTTGCAGGTTTTCAATCTCTTTGTGTGAAAGATAATCGCCGATCTCATGCCCTTTGCTTTGCAGCGTTGTTTTCTCTAATTGATTCAACGCATCGCTTGATCGACGCAGGCCAGTGTTTTGCAAGTCACCTACATCAGACCACTTGCCGCTCTTCACAAAGTCCTGCACGAATGGCAAATACTCTGTGTTGGGTGCGGCATTCTGCTTGCCCTTGATCTGCTTGATGGCTGGCGGGCCGCTGGCAACTTCCTTGTTGAAAGCCTCAAGCACTAAAGCGTTGAGGTCTTCACTTGAAATGTTTGGGTTTGCTTTCTTGATGTCTGGGGCCAAGCGCGAATAATTGTCCGAGCCGATGGTGTACACAGTCTTAGGCTGGCGCTGGGACGTTTCAATCGTTACATGAGGCTCACCCTTGGCATCACGCAGGCTGTAGATGCGGGACTGACCACCAGCGACTTCATCGCAGTAAGAGCCAACGCAGTGGCCCATAGTCTGGCCTTCGTACTTCAAGGCGTCTTCCAAACTCTGGCGGGAGGGATTGACGATAGTGCGCTCACCAGTCGGGCCGATGTAAGCACCCGACGCCTCCTGCGTCCAACCCTTTGGCAAGTCCTTGGGCTGGGCCAACTCAACCCACTTGTATCCTTCGGGATACTCCTTGTGAGTCGGCATCCCCTCAGTGGCCTTGATCTGCGCCTCGCGCATTTGCTTTGCCATGTCTTGGTCAAACTCATGGGTGCGGCGTACTGCCTGCTCCATGCTGACCTTGTTCAGTTGCTCAGGACGGATGCGGCCAGCAGTTATGTCTGCACGCAACACGTCCATGATGTGGTCAAAGCCAAGGTCTTTGCCAATACCGTAACCCGCTGCATTGACTGAAGTTTCTGGCGCAACCTTGGTCAGCCAAGGATTGGTATCAACAAGGGACTTACTGCCTTGTCGAATCTCTGATGCGGTCAATGGCATCGTGTATTCACTCGCCCGAGCAGGGTAAATCAAAGTGTCAACGCTATCTTCCCATGCCTTGGCGGCTTCTGATTTTCCTAGTTGCGGCTGTCCTTTGGCCGCTCGTGCTTTACCTGCGTTATATCTGTTTACCCCAACCTGATCAGATGGGATATGAATGACGCCCTCCTCAGCCAACTTGCGCACTGGGTCGTCAGCCGTACCCATCTGCTTTTTAACGTAGTTGGTCAGGTTGCGCTCAACCCAATTGTTCAACGCCTCATTACGAGCGCCAGCGTCGATGTCTTCTTGCACGGCGCGGATGCTGCGCTCACGCTGCTCTGACGGGGGCTTGCGCTCATGCAAGGCTTTTAACCAAGCGCTGAATGCTTTCTCTTCGGCGGTGGGCGATTGATTCCGCTTCAGTGGTTGCAAAGCATTCTCAACACTGCCAGCACTGTTAGTCAGCCAGTTGCCGTTAGGCTCCTTGATGATGTTCAGCCCACCTCTGCCATCACCGAACTTGCGCGTGCCGCCCTTGACCGCTGGCATAGTATCGTCAGCGCCACTCATCAGGCGCTTGCCTAACTTCATCAGGCCACCGGGGGCCATGCGGGCAACTCCAGCCTTACTGGAGGCTTTCAGTGTGCTGGTCAGTCCTTTGGCAAGTTTTGAGTAATCAGGCATAGTTAGACCGCGTAGGGGTTGACCCGCACAGGTTGGGCATCGAAGTAGTCGTCGTCGTCATCATATCTTGGCTCGGGGTCGATGTCGAGCCAGCCCATATCCTTGAGCCACCTCATCGCCTGAGTTGCCGAGTCAACGTAGTCGTCATGCTGGGAGTCAGGGAATGCGCACAACTGCGATAGGAACCCCTCGACCCAGTCCTTGACGTAGCCCTTGTGAACCTCCGACTCGGGAAGCCAGACACGCTTGGCAACGAAGATGGCCGCTGTGATCTGAAGGCGCTGCATCTTGTCCGCTCGGCCCGGGTTGTAGCCCCTCACCATCAGGTGCGCCTTCTGCAACTCTTGAATCAGGGACAGGCCAGCCGCCTTCTCCTCGACCAATATCAGGTCAGGCCGCTTGGCATCTCTGCCCTCGCCATAGGACACGCGCCACTCATCTTGCACGCGCTCCTTCAGCTTGGGGAACGTCAGGTGCTCCGCCCAGCAGTCGATCAGCAGGACACTCATCGGGCCATCGTCGGGCTTGAACACGCCCCAAGTGGTCATGGCCGTTGGGTCGTTGTATTCCTTGTCGGTGTACGCGCAGTCATAGGACTGGATGATGTACTCGAACTTAGGGAACGGCCTGCCTGCGGGCCACATCTTGAACATATCCCGCGAGACTACCTTACCGTCCTCGAGGTCGACAATCTCGCCGAGCACCTCCTGCTGGTACAGCTTCGTCCCCTTGTACTGCTCAAGCTGCCTGCTGAAACTCTCGGCTAGGTTAGCCCTGTTGGCATAAGTGCTGGCGCGGTCAATCACCACATCAGCCCCCTCACGTCCGATCAGGTCGATGATCAGGTCTTTGGGCTTAGGCGTTGTTGTGACAATCACCCGAGGCTGGTCACCAAGACGCAGGCCCATCATCATCATGTCCCATGCTTCGCCAGCCCCAAGGTATTGGAATGCGGCCAACTCATCGCACCATGCGTAGTTCCACTGGGGGCCGCGCAGCCGCTCGTAGGCGTCAGCACTGATACCTCGGATGATTGAGCCGTTGCTCAACTTGATCTGGTGGTCTTGCTTGTTGTAGTCGACTATCAGTTCCTTGGGGATCACGGCCAGCAAACCCGACTGACCCTCGAAGCAGGTGAACTTCACGTCGTTGGATGTGGGGGCCAGCACCAGACACCGAGAGTTGGGGGTGATCCACGCCCACCACCACAGAGCCTCAGCCGCCGACCTTGTCTTACCAGCCCCTCGGCCAGCCAGCATCATCCAGACGGTGTAGTCCATCGCCAGCGGTGGGGGCACTTGGTACTTGTGAGCACCAACCACCCATGATGCATGGGCGATGTAAGCGATGCGGTCATGCTCAGACTTCGCATCAAATTCTGCCGCTACTTCAGGGTCTGAGAGCAGTTCTGCAAGCATAGGTACTACCTAAACCCAGAGCAGGGCGTTAAACCCCGTGATTCCCGACACCGACTCGGCGTCTTTGTAATGCTTATTACCCAGCACGCTTGGTCATTTCCATGTTCTTGATGATCTCAAGGAACTTGTTTGCGCTGGCATCCTCGGTCTTGATTGCCGCTCCGCCGTCCACACCCTCCACCGCCACACGGTCGCCGTACTTGCGGGGCTTCAGCTTGGCGGATGTCCACTTGCGGGCCTCAATGCGCTGCTTCTGCCACGCTAGGTAGGTGTGGTCAAGGACGGTGCGCCCCTTCTCATCAGTGTACTCAGGGGGCATCTCGTCAGCGATGGCAAGGATTTCGTCAGCGTTGGTGTCAGCCTGATCTTCACGAGCGCGTGCGTACATCTCGCAGAAGATTGGGAACCGAATCAACCAACGATAAATTGTGGCGCAGTGTGGGACGTGCTCATCACTACAGATTGAGACTAAAGACTCTCCATGAGCGAGTCTCCAGCATACCTCTTCGGCTATCTCTTCTGTGTACTCTACAGGTCTGTGAGGGGGATTCTTTGTTTTGGGGGCTATAGGCGTCTTTGCGGGCGTAGCAGTGCCTTGGGCTTGTGGCTTAGCCTTTGATGGCTTGGCGGGGCGCTTAGGCCCCTTCTTGACGGTTTCTGGCATGACCCGTATTCCCTATGGTTTGTTTACTTGCCGCGAGTGTAGCAAACCTCATTGGTTTACGCCAGTGGGGCGTTGGTGTCCTGCCTTGAACATTAACGCAGGTTGACGGTCTCAGGCTTTCGCCACACCAACACGGCTGGGGACTGGTGGGCATTCCTGTATGGGCGGGCCATTTGTATGTACCCGCTTGAGCATCCCTGACTAGCCAATCCCCATGCGTGATGGCTCGGGGCTTCCACCCGATCCCTCTTCGCTTTTACATCTGCGAGTCCAAGATGTTTAGAATCCATTGTGAAACCATTAAGGTTTCGTCACTCTTTCGCATAGGCCCCCGACGTATGCACGGGCGTCTTGCTTTGCGCACTCAGTCTCGGTCAGGGTGAAGTCTGGCATCCACGTCCAGAGCATTAGAAAAGCAATGAACATTGTACCAATCACCACCTTCTCGAGCAAGGTTTCTTCTCTCATGTGTTTTGCTCCTTGAGTTTGACTTCGGAAATATTGAGCAACAACAAAAAACACCAAGGGTCTATAAAGTATGCGGAAAGACAAGCACAAATAATTGTCACAATGTTTTCTGCATACACCCATCGGACAAGGCTAGTCATGTGTTCTTTTCTTTTAGTGCAGATTCGATTTCAAGAATAAAGTTGTGTACTGTTTGACTTGAAGCAATATGTTTTCCTCCTATAGATACCCGTTCCTTGTCTGTCAGCCCTACCCATGTGCGCTGTGGTGGGGGTTCATTGCGCTCAGGCTCCTCTTTTGGCATTACCCAATGTGGATTCTCGGATAACTTCTTGTCAGCCCATGCGTTCAACTCAGCAATCGTGAACCAAGCACGTTCAACCGTAGGCTCCTGCAACTTAACAACAGGTTCTTGGCTTTCTGCCTTGCATTTATCGCATTGGCAAACCACATGACGTGGCCCTTCAACTTTCATTGATGGCTTGTCGTACCCGTGGTATCCGTCTTTATCCATTGTTCTTCTCCTTGAGTTTGGCTTCTATGCGTCTTGCGTAAACATCAATGGTCTGTGTTGGCAAACCTTGTAAGCATTCTTGTATCTCCTCATCCGTCAGCCCTACCCATGCTCGCCTTGGCGGTGCTCTATAGAGTGGCTCAAATTCAGGCATTGGCGATTCTGTGCAATATTCAATCTGCTCACACTCATCGTCGCTGTTGACATAAGCCCAAGCCACAGGCTCCTGCTCTGGCTGTGCCAAGGCTTCTTTGATTGCGGTGATTGCTGCATCCCGTTTTTCGAAGTAAGTGTCCACGCTTTGATCCAGCGCCTCCAGCGCCAGCTTCAAAACTTCGTCTTTAGTCATTCTGTTTCTCCTTAGAAGCACCCACCCGAAGGCGGGTGCAGTTTGGCTTACTTTTTAAGGTGTTCCATCGTTGCAAGTACGTGAGCAAGATTTAATGCTGCTTGAGTAAATTTCAACGCATCGTTACCTGTCACAGCGCCATCAATTTTTGTAGACAGCAGTTTGATTGCAGTTTTGATTTCGTTTTCCATGGGTTTTATCTCCATTTGTCCCACACTTTAAAAACAGGCAGTGTGGGTAGCCTGTTTTCATGCGTCTCTCGCTTTCAGCATGGCGTCTGCCAATGCGTATGCTTGTGTTGGTATCTCTGAAAATAAACCATCGTTGTCAATTAACGCTTGCATAGCCTTGGCCGCAAAGTAATCGCGCAGGGTCATGCCTGTGATTTCCAAACCAAGAGTCTGTGCGCCGTGGTTATGTAAAGGAAACGCTGGCCCACCTGTGTTCGTAGTCATTCCGACACCTCCTCGGCTTCCATCACGGCCTGAGCGTCTGAGCGACTCATGCCCTCGGCAATTAACTCAGCGATGCGGGCCTCCTCAGCCTGCAACTGCTCAGTGAATTTATTTTGTGTCATGGTTGCGCTCCTTCAGTGTGTGGTCAATGCCTGCGGCAAAATGCCCTAGTTGTTGCCCGAATGATGGGTGTACCTCCTTGGACAGTTTCCACTGGTGGTCAATGTCGTCGAGGTTCACGCCCTGCCACTCCCTAGAAGGCTTGTAGTCCTTCGGGAATGCATCTCGATACTTGATGTCGTCCGTCATGTAGACACCTCTTTGCTCAAGATGGCCTGCAACCCTGCCAGCAGTTGATCAGCCTCAGCGCGAGTCAATGAGGTGTATGCCGAACTGCCTCGGTTGATAAGACTCAGCCAAACACAGCCGTCATACCACTCACTAACGCTGACACGAACACCGTTCTCGGTGCTGATGATTGTTTCAATTTCTTGTGACATTTTAAATTCCTTCGCTGTTGATGGTGTAATTCTACATTAAACAATCAACCCCACAAGAAGGTTGACGCAAATATTTTTTAAGTGCTTACCCTTGCGCCACTTCCAGCACCTTTGGGCGCTGAATGAGTGTCTGCTTCACACCGTTGTACTCGGTGTGGTCTTTGACGCTGGCCTTGATGGTGCAGGTGTCGCCCTTGCCGCCGATGTCGGTACGGCCTTTGTAGACAATCGTGTTGCCCTGCTCATCGGTGGCGATGGTGATGTAGTTGTCGCCGTAGAACTCGGACTTGAGCACCACAATGCGCTCGACTGTAATAGTCAGGGTAACCTTGTCGCCTACTGCGCCGATGTGCTTGCTGGTCAAACGCGCAACTTCAGCGCGGTCTAACGCAGCAAAGCAAGACTCAGCAGCTTCCATTTGCTTGCTTGACAGTGTGCCCCAGTACCCGATCCGCTCAATCATTGACAACAGGAAGTCATTTTTGCCAGTGTAGGAATCCAAACGGGCCGCTAAGGCGCTGTTGGCCTCACGCCATACTTTGGTAGCCTCAGCGCGTTCAATGGCTCTGTTAGCGTGCTGCTCATCAATCCAAGCCTTACGCTCCTCGCGACGTTTCTCTGCACGTTTTTCTGCGCCCTCTTGACGGCGGACTTTCGCGTTGTCTGCGCGAACTTTCTCAAAACCTTCGATGCCCCAGCCAGTCTTGGCAACGCAATCGCAGCCAACTTTAAACTGCTTTGCACCAGCCACGCTACCCTTGATCCAAAATTCCCAGCGAATGCCCGTGCCGCAATAGTCGCAGCAGCCACCAGCCTTGCAGGTTCCATCGGGTAAATAGAACAAATTCTGGCTGACGTGCGTGCAAGAAAATGGGGCCTTACCTAAGCCTGCTTTTTCAAAGGGGTGTGTCATGGTTCGCTCCTGATTCGCTGTTGTAGCATCGAGATGTTCGGTGCATGAGTGTAATTCTACATTAAACAAAGGGGCCGTCAACCCCCTTGCTTAATTTATTTCTCTAAGGACTTACCCTTATGTTGACCAGCCTCAAGAATTTTGTTGGCGGTGCTGAAAATGCGTTGGGCTGTCTTGTCGGTGATCTCAGCGCCTTGCAACCAGCTTTGGATGTAGCCGCGTGACTCGTGCAAGCCAGACAGGTTGAGCAATGCGCACAGGATGTAGGCGACGCCTTCCGCCTCAACTTCGCGCACATCCTTCGGTGTGCTCTCACTGTCGGACAGTTGACCTTCCTTGGTGTGGCCGAGCACAACGTGAGCCAATTCATGGAAGCGGGTTTTGTGGGGTAACACGGCCACAGGGTTGACGGCGATGTTTTGGCCTACTGCATAGCCTTGGCAATTGCCGTCGGTGTGGTTGAACGAAACCTCAGTGATGTTAAGAGTCTCAAGAGCCTTGGCCTTGTCCCATGATGGAATCACCACCTCGTTGACGTACTCTTCGCCTTCGGTTTGGCCAAGCACGAACCAGTTGTTGCGCAGGGTGAACAGGCTGAACACGTCGCCAGTCTTTTCGCCTGCCTCATCCTTTTTGGCAATGGTAACGGGCATAACCAAGGCAATGGCCTTCTGGTCTTTGCTCACTGAGCGGCCAAGGTCTTTCCACTTCTTAAAGGTGGCGATGGGGCCAATAGGGATGTCGCGGGCGATGCACTGGCTATAGGCCAGAAGTTGGTTGCCAATGCTGTAACCGTGGAAGGTGCTGTAGCACTTGCTGATGATGCCGGGCTGGCTAATGGCATCGTTGAGCAGTTGGGAGAAGTTTGCTTTTTCCATGATTCGCTTTCGTTAGTTTCGCTGTTACTGCGATGTTGCAGTGTGTTTAGTATAACCCCAGATTAAACGAGTCAACAACTATTTCAAATTATTTTTTAGGTACTTTCCCTAGTGCCGTTTTCCTTTTCCATTTTGAGGTGAGCCAGCAACGACAGTTCAAGGGCTATGCACTGGGGGTCGTACTCCTTACGCTTGATCCACTTCTCGACTTCGGTTAGGACGTATGAATAGCCTGCGTCGAATCCCTTGATGTACTCTGACATAACTGCCTCCGCTGGTGGTTTGCTGCAATATTTATGATTGCCGATGAAATAATCCATTGCGTCAAGAGTGACGTCAATGGGTTCTGGCATGAAAGGCCGAGACTCCTCCGTCCCGCAAAACTCACACTTAAATTTGCCCGTCTTTGCGTCAGTGATGATGTGGTCGATGTTCATGCTATTTCCTTTTGGCAAAGTTGCCCTTGATTGAAAGTTGGGGGAAGGTAACTTTGGCGTCCGCCACTGCCTCTCGGCAAGTGCGAAAAGCATTGGTTGTGTAAAGGTACTTCCAGCCCTTGTTTGCAGAAGATTGCCAGAACAGTTCTATGGCACGCCCGTAAAACTCCAGCGTCATGCTGTCTCCCTTGCCTCTTGACGGCCACGCTCGACAAGGTAGCGGGCCTCGGTTCGGTCTTCAATCGTTTCGGCCTCCAGCAGGGTTCTAATGGCCTGCGCGGTGGCTTGCCCAGCCGCTGGGCTGGTGGCCTTTTCAAAACGATAGCCAAGGTCGACGTATTGGTGCTCGGTGTGTTTCATGCCACCTCCTCAATTGTGTTCGTAATAACCCACTCACTACGGTCACCGTTCCATGTGCAGTCTGGCAATGTGATCTTAAAAAACTTCACTACTGCCATGACCTCTTCTTTGGTTTTTTTGTAGTCGCAAAGTGGTGAGCCTTGGTAAATCAAAATCCAACCGCGTTCGCTGTAACTTAAATGTGGTTTCATGCCGTCACCTCTGGTGCGCTGATCACGCCTTCGTTGATAAGGTGCTGGGCTGTGCGGCCAAACCAGCCTTGCAGTCTCCATGCGAGGCCAGTGTCGACAAGGTATTGCCATGCCTCGATTACTTGCTCTTCGCTCTCGGCTTCGATGAAGCCCTCTGCCAAACCTGTTGCTGTAAAACTATCCATTTCGCTCTCCTTCGCTGTAGCCCCCGAAGGGGCTGGGTTGATTAACGTGATGTGACCTTGACGCTGAACACTGCGCTGACCTTGGTGTACTTGGCGTAAGCCTCTGCGCCGAAGGCTTTGATAAATGCGTCCTTGTCGAACACCGTGCGGTTGCTCTCGATGTAAGTGGCCTTGAAGAGCGCACCCTCGACTACTTTTGCACCGCCAGCAGAGGCAGACTCTTTGATGCCGTCTTTGATCGCATCAGCCTGATCTGTCAGGTCTTTGATTTGCGCCAACAAAGAACCGAGGGTGTCTACGCTGTTGAGGTTTAGATCGTTGTTCATTTCGCTGTTCCTTCACTGTATCGACTGTGCGAAATTGCTGTGTCGATGATGCTAGTGTAATACAGAATTAAACGATGCAACAATTATTTTATTAGGACATACCCTAATGTTGCTTTTCGACAACACCGAGCAGTTCGAGAGTATCTTGCAGCAGGTCGGCCTCGTCATAGCCATAGTGCTTGGGGAATCCCTTAGTCCCAAGGCCGTGGAAGCCCGTAGCGCCTCTGTGGTGCTCAGGGCATAGTGGGATGACCTCGAAGTGACTGGAGCGCCTTCCAGCCCCCGTCCCTGCCCTTTTGTGATGCAGTTCAGCGGGCGTGCCGGGGTAATTCATGCGTCTACAAACGGCGCAACCAAGTGCGGCCACCCTGCTCATGTGCTTTCTCTCTGCAATGGTGGTCATAGCAACAGCGTCCAAACGTAAAACCCCGCCAGCAACATAAAGGCTAAGGCCACCAACGTGGCTGCGAACATCATGCCAACTAAAAACTGCCACACCCAATACCATTCGCTCGGCGCTTCTTGGATGTCTTTCGCCAGCTTGATGGAGATAGTCTTGGCTGTATCAAAATGACAGTCCCACTTGCATTCTGGAATGCGCGGGCACTCGGTGCGACCCGTATCGCAATAACGACGGTTCATGGTCACCCCTTTGTAAAACCTTGGCGGTTTTTAAGTTCATGGCAAGTAATGCATCGCCACTGCGAAGTCCCATTGCTTGACTTGCCCAATTTCTGGGCTAACTGAAGTCGGCACACTTGGCACGTCTTTTTTGTTGAATCAAATTCAGGCTTAGATGTCATAGTCCATAAAGAATAAATGAGCAGCGCAGCACCCGCGCCAAAAAGATAATCATTGTGGGTGATCAAATCATCAATCGCCACCATCACCAACCCCATGAAATGCAGTGCGCCAGATTGAAAATAGCGGGACTGCATCACATCGTCGCCTTTCCCTCTGCTCGATTGTTGGCCTGCTCAGTGCGCCATATCTCAACGCGCATCTCTGCGGCGGTGATGTCCCACTTCAGCTTCTCCTCAATCTCCACCGCCGCCTGCAAGCCCTTGATCAATTCCAGCATCTCTGGGTGAGCGTAGGCTTCTCGCTCCTGCGCTCCGATAGCGGACTCCATTGACCTCTTCATCAAGATGGCTTTTAGCGACTTGCGGTACTGCTCGATGTAGGTGCGCTCGGCCTTGGCCTTGGCAAACAACGAGGCGTGCTTCAGGATGTAGTCAACTGCTTTGTGCGGGTCTCTGTCTTCGCTCATCATTCGCCTCTAGTCGGACGCTTGCACATCCAGAAATATGTCGTTAATAAAATCATAACCAGCCAGCACAACGCTCCCGTCAGCACCAAGGTTATTAATAAAATGTTCCAAAGATCGGTCATTGTTAATATTCCTTGGGGTAGTTATCCCAATACTCTTTATCAAACACAACTTTTTTGACACTATAAATGGACTGCATAATTGAATCGTGCTCAATAACTTTTCCATCCCTACACCAAATTACTCTAGGTACTTGGTGTAATCCTCGTAAAAAATCTATGCCTTGTTTGGTAGCCCTGTACAAGCCTGAGCGTTGGCGGCCATGCTCAATTAGCCCAAACCATTCAAGGCGCAAGGCCAAGACAGCCGCATCGCCAACTAATTGCAATTTGCTACCTGTTGAAATCTTCACCCAATCATCTTGCTTGGCAATGTAGTCCAGCAGTGCAACCTTTGATCTACACATTCTGTGAGGATTTAATTTTCTTATTTTTTGATGGCAATGCGGACAGAAGGTTTTGTGGTAATCGTCTTCATGTTCAAACATATCAAATTGCTTAATCATTGCGGCCTCCATCTGGGTAGAGCCTGTCGCGCTCCTCCATCATTGCCTCGGCAAAGTCATACGCTGACCTAGCCACGGCCAGCGGTGTACCACCCTTTGCTTTACTTAAAATCGCCAACATTGCCACCATCGCGACAACATCAATCCAATCTGGTTCCGTTTTCATACTTCGCTCACTTTCACTTTTAACATTCCACCGATTGACTCGGCCCAATAAATTCTCAGGTCGACAATGTTGCTATCGTCTTCCCACACACCCGCATGAGTGCAGCCGTCTAAAGCTGCCTTAAACAGGTTGTCCAAATCGCGGCGGCGGTTGTCAGGTCTCCACGCCTCGATCTCAACTTTCAGCCTTCCCGCAAGTCGCTTCCCGCACTGCTGGTCAATGATTTGCCGCGCAACTGCTATTCGGTACTTCCTGCCCTTGGCGCTGATGATCATTCGCCCGCGAAACGTGCGCCAGTAAGTGTTCACGCTTGGGGGCCAAGGCAGTGTGAACTCAGTCATTGGCGCGGCGCAGGCGTCCGATTAATAACTTCATTCGCCGCATTGCGTAGCGCCGTAGCGACTTCACCCTCGTCCTCGCGGTCTGCAATTTGCATGACTAACTCAGCGCAGGCTTCGCGCTCAATGAAGATTGCCTGCTTGGTCGCTTGAATTGCAATAGCCATGATCTCGGCCTTTGCTTGAGCCAATGCCTCGTTAAATTCGTTTTGTGTAAAAAGGGTTTTGCCCTGTTCAAAAATATTCATTTCCACTCTCCTTCGCTACCGCGATTGTTTTTAGACCACTGATCCCTGACATCTTTTTCTAACCGTGAGTTGGGGTGCAATTCGTTCCAACCCTTGAAGCGTTTGCCGTTGTAGTCAACATACCCATTGATCCAACCATATGCGCTGCCTCGATCCTTCATTCGCATCGTGATGATGTGCCGAACAAGACACCGATGTCGGTTCTCGTCGGCCCCCTCTCCCTCCTGCGACGTACTCAAAACCTTCCCCCCGCATCAAACGCCATCGGCACGCTATCGGGGTTCTCGACAAACTGCTGGCTTTCCTTTCTGTACCAAAGGTGATACCACTCCTCGGCCTCACCGTTTCGCTGCTTCTCGCACATCAGCATGGCGTCAGGCGTCTTCAGGTCAACCATCTTTCCCTGTTGTGCGTCGTGTTCCTTTTTCTTGTTGCGCCACATGAGCAACACGTTATCGACTTGGTCAGCAATCGCGCCCGTACCCTTGATGTCGTTCTTGTTGGGCATCATCTCTTCGTTCGCCAACTTGCGGATGTGGTGAATCAGGTGCACATGGATGTTTTGGTCACGAGCCAATGCGGTGATGGCATCTACAAAAGATTTCTGCGCGTTGTAATCGTCCTCACCCGACACAACCTTCATCAAGCTGTCGATAAAAATATGAGTCACGCCCAACTCGACCGCACAGTACCTCGCCATAGCAATCACTTGCATGGTCGATGTAGTGCCCTGCTGGTCATACAGCCAAAGGTTCTGGCCGCAAAACTCGTCAAACCGCTGGGCAATGCCACCGATGTATTTTTCTTTGTCCATGTAGCGGGGGATGCTGATGTCCTCACCCGCAAACTGTCGCATCATTCGGTACAGCGTGCGCTTGGGTTTCATCTCAAACGACGCAATGCAAATGCGCTGCTTTTGCTTGATCAGCCCCAAAGCCACTTGACCCGTGATCATGGACTTGCCACCACCGTTGGAGCCAGCGTATAGCGTCACCTCTCCGGGGCGGTAGTTAAAACTGTGAACCGACTTGGCCCACGGCATGGTGGATACCCGCTCAATCTTGGGGTTGATCACATCGTCGATGATTTCGGCAATGTAGTCCTTCGCCACGCGCACCTTCAGGTGAACGTCGCTGGGTGCGTAATACTGGTCGACATCAAAGTCGTCGGGGCCAAACTCTCGGTTCTGGCGCGACTGGTCGAGTCTCTGTGCAATTTGCTCAAGGTCAGACATTTGCATACCTCGCCGCTTCTTGAATTCGCTGTGCTGCTATTTTCATTCTCTGTATGTCCTTATCGTTGAGTGTCTTACCTTTGCCCATGTCACTTGCCCCGATGGAAACCACTAAGGTTTCAAAAGCAATGACCCGTAGTAGGTCTGTGGCATAAAACGCTGGCTTGGCCGCTTTTTTGTTTTCACCGCCGTCAGGGAACAAGTCGGCCATCTCCAAGCCCACCGCCCCAAGTACGTCATGCACCGAGCACCCACCAAAGCAGTGGAGCAAGATGCGCCCATCTTCCAACTGCCGAACCGCCAACGATGGCGACTTGTCATCGTGAGCGGGGCAGGAAGCCGTCCAAGAGCCTTTTCGACCCTTTACCCTTACCAATGAATTTAAAAGCCTCTCAAGGCTCATACGCCCCTCCTGAAGACATTCTCAGGCTCATCCCCATCATTCCACCGCCGTTGGTTGATGTAAGTCTGCGGGGATGGCTCAAAACCCGTCGTCCACTGCTCTGTACCCTTTAAGGCATTAACGTGGGCAATGATTTGGTCAGCCACACCATCAAGACCACCAGCCTTCCACTTCTTCTCGCAGGTGGACTTGCCAACCTTACGGGGTGACTTCGGCCATGCATCCCAAAACTCTGAGAACCTAGTCGTCTTTGACGACGTAATCTCTTTATTCTGTTTCTGTTCTGTTTCTGTTCTGTTAGGGTTACACAATGGATCGTTTTTAGGAACCACAATGGTTTTGGGTCTACCGCCCATTTTTGCTGACCGTCTGTTTAATTCAACCCTAACGCTGTAGGCCCCAATTTCTTTGTCGGCTCGGCTGTTGATGTACCCATCTTCGGTCTTCTCAAAAAACTCATTCAACACTGGCGTTACAACGTCTTCATCCAAACGAATGCGCCTTGCAACCAGCGCAGTGTCGAGCGGCAAAGGCTTCTCGCCCATGTAGTACCAGTCAAGCAATCGTCGATACGCCAAGTCCTCGGCATCGTATAAGTGCATGGTGTGTGAGATGTAATCGCCAATGTGGAATTTGTACCAAATCATTTCGCTGTCTTTCCAAAAATGTCGGGCCGAAGTTCAGCCCTCTTCACTTTCCTGCCTGTGTGTATTTCAATGTCTCTTGCGAGTTCTGGGCTAGGCAGTTGTCGCCCCGTACAAATCAATGAAAACCAAGTCTTGCTGATGCCTAATTTACGGGCTAAAGCGATTTTGGTTCCCCGTGGTTTACCCTCAAAAAATTCATTTAACGTCATGCGGCTCCTTTCGGTGAGTTAAGGCCATCTTACACTAAAAAATTATTTGCGCAAGATATGTTGTATGTTCAAATTAAACATGGTACAGTGAGGTCAGTTTAACGTGAAAGCGAACAACTATGCACAGCGAAGACGAAATGCACCAACTTATGTTGGAAAGAATGCAAGGACTAGAGGAGGCTCTTGAACGGGCTGAGGCTGGTCTTGCTACAGGGGCCGATTGGGACATCATCCGCTATGAGTGCGGACTTCCTAAGAAGCAAGCGACAGTGAAACTTGAAACTATCTCAATTGCAAGGAGCGAATCATGGGATTAACAGTGAAAGCATCAGGGGGCACGTCCTCATTTAAGGCTGTCCCGCCCGGGATGCACCTAGCGCGTTGCTACCGTATCGTTGATATGGGAACACAAACCACCGCTTGGAAGGGCACAACCAAGCAGCAACCAAAGGTGATGTTGCAGTTTGAGGTGCACAGCGAGGATGCCGACGGCAAGCCTCTTTCCACAGAAAAGGGTGAGCCGCTATCCATCAGCAAGAACTTTACTGCAAGCCTTGCCGACAAGGCCATCTTGCGTCAAGAACTTGAGAACTGGCGCTCTCGAGCGTTTACGTCGGATGAACTCGATGGGTTCCAACTCAAAAACATTTTGGGTGCTTGGGCCTTGCTGTCGATTGTGAAAGAAAAGGGCAACGATGGGAATGACTACACCAACATTTCCAGCATCAACCCCGTATCGCCACAAATCAAAAAAGCTGGGCTACCAGAGCCGCACAACGAGTTGAAGATTTTTGATCTTGACAACCCAGACATGGCGTTGTTTGAAACCTTTGGAAACAAGACCAAGGAAAAGATTCAAAACACTCCCGAGTGGAAAGACCGCCAAAGCGGTGACAAGTTTACCAAGCCCAAGGCCAGTTCTGGCTTTGATGACATGGCTGACGACGTGCCGTTTTAATTTAAAGGATCACCATGTTTATCTCAAACGAAGAACGGATTCAACTTAAATCGGACATTGCCGCCCTGCGCAAAATTGTTGGCGACATGAGCGCCGAAATTGTGTACTTGGTCGCAAGGGTAAAGGTTCTTAGCGGCGTCAAAGACAAGCCTAAGCATAAGCTGACTGATGCGCAACGAGCCAAGCAGCTCGAGTACTCAAAACGCTACCAAGCCAAAAAACGCATGGAGGACAAAAATGCTATCAGTATCAGCGCCAAGAGCATCTGAATCGAATCATTGGTATACCCGCGAGGGTTGGCCGCAATACACCGTAGAGGCGGCGAAGGGCGGTCAGCGCAACACAACCCTGCGCGATGCCCGCAAAATGAATCTTGTGCCCAGTGTCACTACAATCTTGAATACCGCCGCGAAACCAGCCCTGCTGGCTTGGATGCAACAACAAGTGTTGTATGCGGCGCTAACCCTTCCCCGCCGCCCCGACGAACCTGAAAAGGAATACATCGACCGAATCATCAAAGATTCCAAAGAACAGGGTCGCTCGGCGGCGGATGCGGGAACTGACATCCACGCATCTATTCAAGGACATTATGAAGATAGCCCCACAGGAAAACACCAAGAGAGTGTTGCCGCCTGTACCAAAGCAATCACCGAGCATTTTGGTGACGCCATTTGGATTTCTGAAAGATCATTCGCACACGAGGCGGGTTATGGAGGTAAGTGCGATCTATTTTGCGCTGGCTCCCTTAACGGTGTCATTGACATCAAGACCAAAGAGTTTACCGACCCCGCAAAGGTCGACGCATACGATGAGCACCTTATGCAACTCTCGGCATATCGAGTTGGTCTAGGCATCCCGCAGGCACGGTGCGCTAACGTATTTGTGTCCCGCAATGTCCCCGGCTTAGTCGTCGTCAAAGAATGGTCAGCCGAAGACTTGAACCGAGGCTTCGATATGTTCATGCACCTGCTGTCATTCTGGCAATTAAAAAATCAACATCAATGAGGTATCCATGCTGAGTAGCGAAGAAATAAAACAAATCTTTTTTTACTGTGACCAATACGAACCCGATGCGGTAATTGCCGACGAGGTCGACATTGTCCAGTTTGCGCATAAACTGGAGGCGTACCTTCAACCGATCCTTGCTGGAAGGGAGCACCAAAGATGCGTAAAAATTGTGAACGACATGAACCCCGAAGTGGCCCGCTCGTTGGAAAGTCAGAGACCGAAGAGTCAATGACCACTTGGATGGATGCTTTTGACCAAGGTTATGAGGAAGGCTTTGAGGCTGGCGTAGAGGAGGCCAAGGAGCAATTCATGCAGACCCAACTCTTAATCTTCCACACTGGCGGTAACGCATAAAAAAAGCCCCCCTTTTTTACGAGGGGGGCCAATAACGGAGAGTGGCAACTGCTCCTAAATTTATTGTACAGGTGGCTGTGCGGATTTATCTTGAAATTCTTTAAACAATTGGTAAGCACCCAGCCCCACCGTCCCTAAAGTTCCAGCGCCTTTAATACGGTTCATTTTTGGCCCAGTAGCGGGTAGCATTGCGCCCACACCAGCCGCCGTCTGAGCGGTAGCGCCCGCAGCCTGCTTCATTGCATCGAGCAACTCAGGGCTGCGATCACCATCCTGCCAGCGCTTGATCAACTCGGCAATGGGAATATTTGCCAGAGTATTGACCCCAGTCGCGGCCCCTAGTCCACCTAGCCCGCCCATTACGGTTCGGCCAACTGGGTTAAACATTGAAGTTCTACCAACGGCTGCTCCAACATTTTCCAATCCTCTGGCGGCTGCGCTGGGAGCGCTCTTTGCCGCAGTACGGCCAGCGGCCAAGTCTGCTTGTGCGGCAGTGGCTCGGTCAGCGGCGGTCTCTGCTACGCTTTGTGCACGGGTAACGCCAGAAGTCTTAGCGCGTTGAGCCTGCTCAAGTTGCCTCTGCGCCTCGCTGTGCTCTTGAGATCGTAAGGCCCGCTCGTTCTTTAGGCTTTGCATTTCCCGCTGTTGAGCCGCCCGTTCTTGAGCGGCCTTGTCGTCGGTCATGCGTTGTTCAAGTTCAACCTTTTGCTGCGTTTCTCCAGCAAGATCAGGGCTAACCTTTATTCCGCTTGGCGTAGAACCACTAATCGACTCAGTCAAAGCCATAGCCTTGTTCGGGTCAATAAGACCTTGCTGACCAAGTGCTTGCAGAGTCTGTTGTTGATTGGCCGCATTTCGCGCAACCTGCGAGGTTCGCTCGTTGTAAGTTGTCTGGCGTGCGCGGCCAGTTACCCCATCTTCAGTCGTTCCCTGAATTGCACGAGTTTGCTGATCCATCGTTGGAGTATTTGGATCGGTAATGATTTGAGGCGTCGCGGAGGCCATAGAACCCGCCTGTGGGGCGTTTACTTCAACCGCCGCAGGGGTAGGTGGCACTTTGGCTTTTTGGCTTAACGTAGCGGCCTGCAATTCCTGCTCGGCTTGCTGGAACAAGAATTGCGAACGCTTGTACTCAGCCTCAAGTGTGGGCAGGTCTGTTCCGCCAGTAATTGGCGTTGTGCTGGTTGCGCGTTGGCTCAACCGTTGCTCGGCAATGTCGGCGCGAGTTCTGGCCTTGGCTGCCGCATCCTCTAGTTTGGTAAGGTCTGGAGCCTTGGCGGCATATTCTGGAGGCCGAGCAAAAATTTGACCCACGCCAGAAGTTAAAGCGCCAGCCCCTGCGGCGACTAGCGGATTAACAACTTCTGCGGCCTCGGCTGATGGCGGTGGCCCATCGGGGTTTTCACCGCGCTCTATGCGCTCTTGCCGAATCTGATCGGCTTGAGTTGGTATCCGAGTTTTTGGCAACTCGTCTGGGTCTTTGTAAAAAGCAGTAGTTGCTGTGTGCGCCCCGCGAATTGCGTCCTCATAATTTTCATCTTCGGCGTAGGGGCCTTTGACGCCTGTGCGTAAGCCCTCGGCATACTTGGAAATGTCTGTGCCTGTGTTGAGCGTGCTTGGGTACAGGCGGCGCATCATATGCGCGTAGTAATCTCCAAAAGCCTCTGGGCTTTCAAAGTTTAAATACTTGTCCTTGGACTTGGTTTTGTTGTCAGTAGCCTCGGCTCCAGCGCCTGACATATCTTTGATGTTGCCAAAGTTAAAGTGACCTACGGACTTACGGCCATAGTCTGACTCCATGCCCCACTGGGCCAAAAGAACAGAGGGGGCAATACCAGTTTTTAAACTCACCTGTAAGGCAATGGGGCCATACTCTTCGGTGAACATCTTTACATGGTCATTTGCCATATCACTCCCCTTCGCGTTTCTTACGGATCACACCAGTTTGCGGGTCTCGCGTGTAACCGGGAGGCACTGACGAATCAGTCGACGGCAGCGGCGTAGCCTTGGGTGTTCCCGTAGGTGCGGCTGCTGTGGACGTCCTTGGTCGCTTCTTGAGTAGATCAGCGTTGGATTCACGAAGGGTTTTAAGCACGTCGGAGTATTCAGACTTGAGGTCTTTGTATTCCGTGGAATGCAAATACTCGTCGTAAGATTTTCCAGTATCGCGGTATTTAAGCCATTTTCCATACGCTTGATCATCAAACTTAGAGCGCTCCATGAGCAACTCGGACTTGAGCCGAATAACCACATCGCTGTCGCTTGGCATTGCGCCCAATTCTGCGGCCAGTTGGCTTTCTTTTTCGGTGATCTGACCTTGACCCTGCATGGTCTTGCGAAACTGAATGTTGAGTTGCGCAGCCGACTGTGCAAACATTTGCAAGGTGTCGATTTGCGCGTCGGTAAGCCTTAACTTTTTGAGTTCATTAACTGGCAGGCTAATTGAACCGCCGGGGGTCGTAATGCCCGCGCCCATTGCCCGCATAATTACATCTCGAGTACCGCCTGTGTTGAGCAAGCGGAACACCTCTGGGTTGTTTTTTGCGTAAGAAATCATGTCCTGCGCAGTTTGCTGGTTGTCAAATGCAACAAGTGCACGGTTTTTTAAGCCTTCAGCAGATTTTTCCGACGACTCCGCACGAGTCTTTTCAGTTTGCGTCAATTTTTCTTTTTGCTGCGCCTCTTCAATGGCCGACATTGGTTTGTCGTACTCCATTTTGCCCTGAGCATTTTTGCGGCTAGTTGGCGTAATCATGCCGTTCTCGGCCATAAACCTCACCAGAATACTTTCGTCGCCAGTGGTGGCCGCTTGACGTGCGGCATCAAAGAAGCCATCAGCTACTTCGGTGCGAACCTTGACCTTTTTGTCGCTGTACGGGATCGTGACTTCAGTGTAGCCAGCGTCCGCAGCCTTCTTGGCCTCGACCTCAGCCTTTTGAAGGTTGAACAAAAACTTTTCAGTGTCAGCGTCGCCAATTTGTTGGCCCGCAATTAATTCCCTACGGCCAATAGGCGCAAAGCCCGTGACCGTTGTAGGTAGACCGGGGCGACTTGCAGGCATCGGAGCGCCACCGCTTTGAGGAACCCCGCCACTCTGAGGAGCGTTAGAGGGCATTCCAATCGGAGCGCCGCCAGCAGGCGTCTGCGATGGCATACCACCCTGTGGGCCACCAAGACCTTGCAGCATTGCAGAGCCTGCTAACTTCTGACGCAAAGCCTGTTGCTTCATCATCAAGTCAAGGTTCTGAGTATCAACCTGTTGCTGGCGCTCGTTCTCGCCGATGGTAGCCTTGTGAAACTCGCCCATGCCCTGACCAAGCGACTCAACAAAACTGCCAGTCTTTGTAGGTTGAGCCAAGCCGACCCCCAGCGCCATAAGACGCGGATCATATGGCAACTGCTGGCGCTTTATCAAGGATTCTTGCATCCGTTGGATTTGTGCATCCAGTTGCGTGCGCCCTCGGTTCAGGTTGGTAATCTCTTTATTAACGTCAAACTTCTCATCTGGCGTTGCCACTTGCTCCGAAGCAATGCGATCAGCCTCAGTCGCCTGATCCAATTTTTGCGGAGCAGGTCTTGGCGGAGCAGAAAATTTAGATGGCCCCGCGACTTGATTTAAGCCGCCTTGTGGTGCTTGTACGTCCATTTTTTATCCTACCAAGTAGCCATGTTGATCGTAGTAGTTCCCCTGCCCATCATGGTAGGAGGCATTCTCGGGCGTACCGCCGTCCGACATCATTACCGCACCGCCATCTGCTGCCGTGACAGCAGGCTTACCCGCCAATGCCGCAGTATTTGCCGCAGATGACGGGTCGCCACTGTAAAGCGAAGCCAAAATTGATCCAAGCGAACCGATTTGGGCCATCGGACTAATGCCAAACTGACCCTGCGTGCCCGGGGCCACCGTTTGCTGCGTCGAACCCATCGGAACCATTCCTTGGGGCAACAACTTCGCGTAGTTCTGCGCTGCAATCATTGGGTAGTCCAATGATGCCTGACCCAACTTCTGCTCGTTCGCGCCCATGTTATACAGCGCATTCAAACCACCCGTGCCAGTTTGGTACTGCTCTTGGCCTAACGATGTCAAGCCTTGGCCCGCAGCCAATTGACGCGACAGATCGGTCTGAGCGGCCTTTGTAGCCGTGTCGTACCCACCGCTGAGGGCTGTGTACTGCCTGCCCAGCAAATCGCTCTGGATGTCACGCAGTGCATTGCCAGTAATTTGTTGCTGGCGATGTGAGCCAAATTGACCTGTGCCAGCCGCCGCGCCACCCAGCGCAGGCAAAACATTTTCTTGTACGTTTCGATTGACCAAGCGCCCCATCTCATCCACAACATTGGACTGGTACGGGTTCATGTAGCCTTGGACAATCTCAGGAGCCGCTGTACCGCCAGCACCTGTCAGCATTTGACTGGCTTGGCCTAATGAGCCAGAACCCGCAAACGCCATGTCTGGGGCCATTTGCATCGCCTGCTGCTGAAGCGGGCTAAACCCTGCCACGCCGCCCTGTTGGACGCCGCTCTGACCCAAGTTCGCAATGTCTTGAAGATAGTTTGTGTAAAACTCGGGAGCGGTCTCCTGCTTCTGAATTGTTGTTGTTACATCAGGCAGCGCCGCGCCTTGGAATAGATCAGCCATTCAGAGACTCCTTGATATAGTTCAAAGGTGATTTAGCCTTTGGAGGTATTTTACCGAGAGGTGCGCTTCTTTTGTGGGCGCGAATATCCTCTCGAAATTTGTCGAGAACTTTTGCACCCGCTTTGTTGGAGCCATTGCCAAGCATGGCAACCAGTTCGGCGTCCATCACATACTCGCCATCGGCCAACCATGCAGGGATGTCGTCAGACTGACCATCACCAGCGCCGTTCACTGCCGAGCCTTGACGAAAATCAATGCGCTCGTTAACTACGGGATTTGTGTGGTGGCTGTGCACGGTGTGGGCCTGAGACAGACCGCCCTGTTTCATGCCTTGGCCTAAGCCAAGCATTTCCGCTGGGTTAATTGCGCGGCCATATGTGTAATGAGTGGCTGGGCCGCCAGTCGCCATTGCTGGCTCCTTTGAAACTTCACTAGCCGTAGGCGTTTCGGCATCACCCGCAGCGTTTCCGTATTGGTCAACAGGGTTGCCAAACTGATCCACTGGGTTGCCCTGATCGTCGACGTAAGCCGTCATTTCGGGTTCGTTGAGATAGCCAGAGATGCCCATGTCGGAGTACAGGCGCTCATCAGGGGTGTACTGATTGTCGTAGCCCTGCGAGTAATTTTGGTACGAAACAACTGGACTGCCCGTACCCGTGCGGCCCCCCGCCATTCCCGGCCCAAAGTCCGTAGTGCGCGGAGCAAAAGAAGTCAGCGCCGACATATCCGCAGGTTGTGTTGGGCCAGCAGACGAGCCAGAGTCAGCCATCATGGAGGAGAGCAACGCGCCAATAGCGCCACCAGCAAGACCGGGGTTCTGGGTGATGTAACCCTTCAGCGCATCTAAAACACCCGTATCTGGCGTCTTACCCGCTGCATCGGCTGCTGCTTTTTTGGCTGCTGCATTGGCGGCTGCTTGTGCAGCATTATTGCCACTGCCTGTAGATGTTAGAGAGCCGACTGGTGCGCGATCACCCCCAGCAGGAATAACGTTGCCCGATGTGTCATACCGAGTACTGTTCCCATAACCATCTGTTACAGTCGTATTGCCCCCAGCATCAACTGTTGATGTAGAGCCGTTAACGATATTGCCCTCAGCATCTATAGTTAAAGTGCTGCCGTCAGAATATGTTTTAACAGAAGAACCGTCCGCAAAATATTTAACGTCTGGCGCAACATAAGAATCATCAAAGGATGAACTATCCATAGCAAGACTTTGCGGAGTAGCGTCGACATTTTGCCAAGGTTGAACCTTTTCAGTTGTATCAGAATAACCGCTGGTGTCAACAGCGCCTGCTTCATCGAAACGAGGCAACCCACCTTTTGTGCGGATTGAACCACCGCGCTTAGACGCAAGAAAATCGCCAGAGTAGTCAGTGTTGTCGGCTACCGGGTAATCTGTATAGTCCGTGTTGTCGGCCACAGTCGTATCGTTACTAATTAGGGGCTTGCCTAACTTCTTCAGTGACCAAGAACCGTCACTTCCCAATGCATATGTTTCTCCCGTATCGGGATTTGTCCAAGTGGTATCCGCAACAGTTGTATCCGTAGATGTATCCACCGTATTATTTGTGTCAACAGTGTTGTCGGCAAGCGTCGTTCCAGAGTCAAATACTAAATTGCCACTGGCGTCGTAACGATTTCCATATTCATCTTGAAAACCTTCGCTACTAGCATTATCAGCAACGGTAGTATTGCTACCCGCACCATCGGTGGCGACGGTATTGTTCTGATAACCAACCCAGACAGGATTGTTGCTTTCGTCTAGTTGCCAGCCACCGTTTAAGTTGCCCGCATCATCGTAAGGCGTTTCGCCATTTGGGCCGCTTGGAAATTGATAAATGTCATTTGGTGCGGTTACGGCAGGGGCTGCATCTCCGCCAGTAGCAGGGGCTTTCGGCGTTACGCCTGCTCCGCTAGTCGGGGTGGTGGGTTTACCTAAAATCTTGCCCAATGCAGCGCCAGCGCCAGAACCAAGGAGGATTTTTGCAATTGAACTGTTTAAAACGCTGCTAAGTGGAGAGGTTGCTGGCTTGGCCGTTATTGGGGTAACAGGCTTTGTCGTAGGCGCAGTGATAGGCTTTACGGGCGCTATCGGAGTCTTTGCAACTGGAGTTGTAATAGGTTTGACGGGCGTCACTGGCTTGACAACTGGCGGCAAAGGCTTAGAGGCAATAGTTGACTTGGGTGTGGTCTTAACCGCAGGAGATGCAGGCTTAACCACTGTCGCAGGCTTCGTCACTGACGTTATAGGTTTAACGGCTGCGCCTGTAGATGAAATTGGAGCAATCGGTTTTGTTGTCGAAAGTGGCGCATTAGGCTGGTTTACGATAGACGGAGCAACATTACTCGTAGGGGTTCTCTGGCCGACTGGGGCGTTGAGGTTAACGCGCTGTGGTTGGAACACTTGACGAGGGGCGTTGCGCATTACCGAACTGATAGTTCGGACGGGCGTCCTAGTTTCCATTGGGTTGCGAAAGGTGGTTGCCATGTTTTATCCCGGTTGTTTCGCTTGATTCAAAATAGATGTTAATCCCGTTACGCTCTTAATGGGAGTAAGTTTGCTTACGTCGGCCTTTAAGGGTGCGGCAACAAACTGCGGCTTAACCGCTGTAGTCGTTGGTTTTGCAATAGCCGTCAGCTTGGACACATCTACTTGCGCAGGCGGTTTGTTTGGCTTAGATGCCGAAATTTGTGCCGCTGTCATTTGCTGTTGGCTTGGTTGCGCCGCTGGTTTTGCACCAGTCAAAGCACTTGTCAACGCGCCCGTAGCAACCTTCTTAGCACCAGAGGTAAGTTGGTTTGTCAAAGCCGTTGCGCCTACGGCAGCAGCGCCCGAAAGCGCATCCTCAGCAGGCTTAACTACATCATCGGGTTTTACAGCTTTTACAGCATCAATTGGCGGCTCTTGTGCGGTAACAATATTATCAGCAGCCGTATCAGCGGTTGCAAGTTGATTTAACCCACCAGTTGTTACAGGCGCTTGAACTGCAATATCATTAACACTTGCTGAAGGCGTTGCATTTCCTGTTGAAGTTGTTATATCTTCAATTTTTGCAGATGGTTTTTCAGCAAGTTGAGTCAATCCACCAGTTGCAGGCGTTGCATTATTTGCATCTGCTTCTGCAATTGCGTTTAAGCCGCTTGCAACTGATCCCGTTTTTGTAACACCGCTTTGGTCTTCACCAGTAACAGCATCGTCCAAACCAGAAGACTTAGAAAAACCAAGGACTGAGTCAATCCCATTATTTACGGCAGAATTAACGCCAACATTGATAAGGCCAGTGACTGGGTCTACTCCACGGACAGTGCTGTTTGTCAGGCTGGATGCAACGCTACCCGCAAACTTTGAACCTGTCTCGTCAGCAACTCCGCTACCAACAAGATTGCCCAAAGTTCCGCCAGCCAAGTTTGTTAAGTTGACATCGCCAGTTCTGACCAACTGATTAGTAACATTTGAAGCAACACTACCAGCCAATTTTGAGCCAGTAACGTCGGCAACTTCACTACCGAGTAAACCTGTTCCAAACGACAATCCAGTGCTTAACAGCGCTTCATCAAGATGCCCGCCATTGGTAGCCGTATTGACTGCAATTTGACCAACAACTTTTGAAATGGTGGGGTCGACACCGGGCATCAAAGTCTCGCCAATTATTTGGCTAACATTTTGTGCGCCTGTAGAAAGAGTCTGCCATGCATTTGTCATGGTCTCAGTCGCAGTGCTTGCCAACTCAGTCAATGTGCTTGTTTGCACTGCACCAGATGTGGCGGTGGCTACAGCGTCGGCAACAGTCGCGCCTTGATTGACTAAAGTAACTGCCTGAGTGGCTTCGGTAACAGTTGCGCCACCTTCTATTACAGTAGCGGCCGTAGCAGTTTCTACGCTGGCAACAGCAGTTGTAGTTCCTGTTGCCTCAAGTATTGCAGTTCCAGTTTCGACAGCAGTAGTGGTTTCGGCAACAGTTAACACTTCCCCCACCACACCCGCTTCTGCGGCCAAAGTCCCAAGAAGTTCTGGGGCCGCAACAGCAACAACAATTAAAAGTGGATTTTCTGCAACAGCATCCACTACTTTGGTGGCAACGTCAAGAATTTCTCCTGCAATGTCTCCAACGGCATCAACAACACCACCAATAGCATCACCAATAGCACTTACTACGCCACCCATTATTTATGCTCCCTGTTTGGGCCGACCTGAATGGTGATTTGATTTCCACCATCTTTGGTTTTTTGAACGATGTATCCGCGCCCCGGTGGGAAACTTCTTGCAAGAACCTTAGCAAGACTCAAAATGGCTGGGTCATTAAATTGAGAGACCAAAACATCAAACCCCACTTTATAGGCGGCATCAAGAAATATTTGAGTGTTATTAACAAAGTTTTGCGCAGTGTCGGCGTTTAAAGGACGAAAGTAACCAGCGCCGGGTATTGGTGTTCTGTGTACTATAAACATGGTGTTGCCTTCGCGCATTTTCCAAGTGTTAGGCATAGCAAATTCAATGGTTAGCATCTCTTTGGCTTGCTTCATTGGTCTGCCAACTTTAGTATTAACAATAGCAATCTCAGCAATTTCTTCGCCAGTTAACTTCTTTTGTTTGCTGTCTACCATTTCCATTTATATTCCTTCGGCATCATATAAATTAAGGTGTTGTTGGCTGGTTTACCGCACCAACAACCGCCGAGGCCCAATCTTGCCAGTTACTGAAAATGTAGGGGCCGGGGATGTTTTCGTTCACAAAGATGTCAATGGCTTTCAGCCCAGCCGCCCACTCATACCAATCCGTTTGAGAGGTGGGTATTGCCAACTGCTGGCCTGCATACGCCTCACACATCAGCGCCGCCCATGACTCAAAGGTATGAAACCGTGGATCGTAGACGACAGCAAGCGCCATTTTATGGCCTCACATCGCCAACATTTGCATGGAGCAGAACTTTTCCCAACTGGTAATTACCCCCAGCCACATTGCTTGTGAAGATCAAGCGGATTTCTCGGCGCTGTTCACGCAGGTCAATCTTGCCTGTATCTGGATCAAACGCATACGGCGCGGAAGTCACATCCGCCGATTGAGCAAATGCCCTACCAGTCACTTGGAAAGTCATCTCGCCAGATTGAATAAAGTCAGGCTCTATGCGCTCTAAGTGCAACCAGTAATTGTCTCCCACAGGAGACGACTGCGATGGCCCGCCTTGAACCCAACCAAGGTCAGATGTTTGGAATGAACTTTCAATGGCGTTGGAAACGGTGCCAATTACTTCGTCGGTTCCAATTTCGTGTTGCCACAAAATAATTTGACCTGCCTGACTATTGAAGGTTGCGGTCTCTATGATTGTGGCCGTTGCTGTTGTTGACAATGTCAGCGTCAAGCCAGCAAACGAAAGGGTGCCAGATACAGCACCGCTGTTGGCAACAGACAAGGTTATCGTAGTTCCCGCAATAACTGTAACCACAGCACCAGCCCCAATGCCTGTTCCAGTTACGGCTTGGTTTCGCAAAATGCCAGTTGCGCTGTTGACCACAATTGTGAATGCGGCAGAACTTCCTGTGGCCGTTGTGGAGGCCAGCGTGGGAGCAATT